TCTATGCTTCTCATATCAAATGGGTTTTTGACATTGAGTATCACAGGCATGATATTTGCTTTGTCTCCCTTTGCAAAATGTTTATTTACTGAGTCCACATTTTCTGCAAAATAAAAGCCTTTCCCAAAATTCCCTATATTTGATTTAGCCATATCAAATGTGTCAAAATCTGCTTTTGTACCATGATACAGAACTTTTGGCGTACCATCAGGATCTATTGCTTTTGAACCTTGCATAAACTCTTCTTGTTTTGCTATAATTCTATTTGGGTGTAGGGATTGATTGCCTGTCTCTGAAAAAGGTAATGGCTCTGCTTTATTGGTATGACGAGATACGCCAATGTTTTTATTGTGTACCCCAGTTTGATGACCTACACCTTTATCCTCAACCACCTTTGAATCATTGAACCAGTTTTTGAAGTTTGCTTCTCTGTCTACTGTAGGTTCTTTTATCTTCTTAATAGAATCGTATAAGTCACCTGCAGATACATAAGCATCAAGTTCTGTATCTCCATTCTTGATTGCCTGCATCACCCTATGTCTGCCATCTATAACTTCCCCATCTTTACCTACAACTATTCTAACTTTATCACCTGTTGTTCTACCTATATTCTCTTGTGCTACTCTCTCCATGTCCTGCACTTTTAGGTCTGCTATCTTTACTTTTGATTTAAAGAATGACTTTCCGGCTTTGGATAAACTCTCTCTTAACTCATTAAAGTTTGGTTGTCCTTTGGTATGCTTATCTATATGTGTTACCATGTCTGCAATACCATAATTGCCATAACCAAGTTTTGCCACTGTATCTTCAAATTCTTTTCGTGAAGGTATTGACTTAGCAAAGTTATCTAATCGTGCATCTGGTTTTCCACCTACAAAAGCTGCTGTGCCTTCTTTGCCACCATACTTACTACCAAGCACTGCACCTGCTGCAGCACCACCAAGTATGCGTGTTAAGTAGTCATTCATTGTAAGGTCTTTACCTTCTACAATATCTTCATAGGCTGCTTCTGTACCACCCAGTGTACCCCCACCTAATGCACCACCTAAAGAGTTTCCACCCATAGCGAATACTGAATTACCATTTGCATCAAGTGGTGTATCCATATTTGCTTTACTTATGTTTGAAAGTGGGTTATTTGATGATGCTTCTTTTGCAGCCCTTTTTGCTTCCATGTTTGCTCTGTCTTGCTTAATTTGAGACAGCAGTGCATCAAACTTTTCTATAGGAATTTCACGTTTTAATTTCTCATACCAATCTCTTGTTTCTGCCATTAAAGGTTCAGGGGTTGTCCCATCCCTAAATTCTCTTAGCCGTCTTTGTCCTGATCCGAATCTGTCATCATTCATTAGTCTTGACACGGTTTCAAGTTCATCTCTATTTATAGGTTTTTGCTTATACAGCACTGGTGGGTTTGCTGCAACTCTTGTGAAGTTTGGCACATAATCTTCTCTTGGATTATAATTAGGATTGATTACTTCTTTTTTGAATTGATCTTCAACTCTATTTGTACCATTGATAACATCTACAAGTTCCTGGATGCTTCTTTTTCTTGGCTGCTCTACTGTTGCAAGTGGATAGTTTGGCTGCATCCTAAAGTTTGGAGTGTATGGCTGCTCTGGTTGTATGCGTTCTACTCTGTACTGCTCTTTTACTTTTGGCTGAACACTAGATACCTGTGGTTGATTACTTGATAATCCTCTTGCTACCATATCATCTGTGTTAGGATTGGTTGCTTTTGGTTCTGCTGCTGGGGTAGGGGTCTTGCCTGTATATCTCTTCCATAGTGGCGTAATAACCTTTTCGCCCAATACTTGACCTGCTGCCACACCTGCTACACCTAAACCTGCTTCAAGTGCTACTTTTTTATCCCAATCGTCCTTGTGTCCATGCTCCATAAGGGATAAGCCTACATCTGGCGTAAGTCCTCTACCTATGTTCCCTACAACTCTACCACCGAAGGTAGCAGCTCGGGATGCTCCACCAGCTACACCACCTGCAACATAAGGTGCAACTTGACCTATACCGCCAGATACGTTCCATATATCTTCTACATCTACACCTGTTCTTTTTGATTCTGCACGTTTCCAGGCGTTTTCTCTTGACCGGATAGCCTTTAGGTTTGCATCTGCTTCATTCACCCACTCTTGATTGCCAGCAAGTTTACCCAGTGTCTTTGCACCATCAGATGTAAACTCTCTAAGTCCTAAGTAGGCTCTTTTGAGTTTACCATCATCTGCACCATAGTTAAGTGCCTTGAAGGTATCTGTTTGGTCGTGACCCATTGAATGCAGCTTATGCGCATTATTGAATATTTGCTCTTGCAGTTTGTTTAGCTGGTCTTGCATTATTTACCTTTTAAAAGTGCGTTCTGTTGTTCTAATATCTTTGTAAGTATTTGTATCTGTGCATTCGTTGCATTGTTATCTTGTGCTGGTGTTGTAGGGTTCATGTTCACTCTCACATCACCGTCAAACCATCCTGTACCAAGTAGCTTGTGGTTTCTTGTACCGTTCATGTACTCTTTGGTTAAGAAGTCTTGCTGTGCTGCAGGTAAGCTATCAAAATCTTCACCATAGTGTGCTGCTGCATTTGTTCTTGCAGATTCATATATCTTCTGATTCTTTTCTGTAAGTGTTGCAACGTCCAGTGCTGTAGGTATCTCTTTTCTTGCTGTACCGATATTTACTGGTGGCTTAGTCATATCATTCTGGTCAAACGCCATAATTCCACTGTTTGTATCTTTTACGATATAACTAGGTCTTGCTAGCATTTTGGTGCGTTGATCATGGTTTGCCCATCCAAGCTTGTTTGATTCTAGGCTTCTTCTGTCTTGTGCATTGATTCTTGTGTAGCCTAAACCCATAGTGTCATCATGTCTTTTCATGGTGTTTTTCTGGGTAATACCAAACTGGTCTTTTCGTGTTTTGGCTTGAGCGTTTCTGTAGTCATTATCCATAAGTTTGTTTCCATGCTCTGTTGCCATACTTCCTGCTGCAGCAGCGCCATATCCTAAACCACCAGCCATTCTTGCAAGGTTTGCATTAGGATTATAGTTTTGGTATTTTCTAGGCATTATAAACTCCCAAGTGTGCTTGAAGTTCCATAGCTTGAACCAAGTCCACCTAAGCCCTTAAGTCTCTTCTCTTCTTCATTTCTGTTATACATGAGGTTTTCTTTTTGGAGACTGAACATATCTTTTGCCATCTTCCCTTGCTGGTAGCCACCATAGATTGAACCAAGTCCACCCAATAGTGTTCCCCATCCTGATAAAGTGTTTCCGAAACTTCCTGCTGCTCCTGCTGCTGCTCCTAACATATTGAATCCTTTGAACTATTTTAGTAAATCATAGGATGTTATTTAAGGCATTTTGAGGGGTGTTTTGGCACGATTATGGTTTTCCTTCATTTAGTCTGTTTAGTATCTGTGCTTCCGGCTTGTCACTGTCGCAATATGTCCAACGCATTTCATCTGCCATAGCTACCTTATTTTTGATCTCTTCTGGTGACTTTACTGCTTCCTGGTCTATTTCTATACCGGAGAGTGATTGTATTCCCACGATTGCACCATAGATGTTTGCAGCACCAATCAATAGCCCTGCTGTTACACCAAACGCCATACTGGTAAATCCATAGGTAGCCAAAGATGCTACTGCTGCACCTGCAATAGAACCTGCTGTAGCTCCTGCCATTGATGAAGCTGCGATTGCTGCACTGGCTGCACCTGCTGTTGCCACTATTGCCACCACTGCAATAACTACTGTAACTACTTTAAGCACGAAACTTAGCAGCTTTTCCCACCACTCCTTATCATCTTCCACATATCTAAAATCAAGATAAGAACCTACAAACTCCATGAACTCATCTGGCTGTAGTGCTGCAAGTTTTGTGCTGTCCACTTCAAGTCGTGTGCTTGTATCACTCCAAGATAATATGTAGTCACCTGGATTATAGCTCACTCCTGCCACACCATAAGATGCCAGCATAGGCACTCCGGTTACATCATCAGTTTTGTTTGTGAAGATAGCAGCCTTAAGCCCTGTTTCTATCTGCACCCATGTAAAGGTATATGTTCCCATCCCGGTTGCTATGAGTTTAATGATAAGGCTATATACTGCAATATCCATATCATCTGTAAGCTCTACGCCATCCACGAACATAGGTTCATTCGTGTTTGTATATTTGACTGTGTAGCCTTTAACGTCTAGTATGTCTCTCTTGATGTTAAGCATCACATCATCTTTAAGTGACTCTGTTGCATTCTCTGGCTTGATAGTCCATTGAAGCAGTACATCTTTAAGACCATCATTCATTTCTGTTTTAGATAAATCTTTTTCACCATCAAACTCGTTATGTATGCCAAGCAGCTTTGTCATATCTTCACGGTCTGAGTCTTTGAACATACTAAAGTTACCCGAACCATCCCAGTATTGTAAGAACCTATTTTTGAATCGTGTCGTTTGTATAAGCGTGTTGATGTATGCTGCTTTGTAGCCACCCATTACATCATTTCTGGGGATTTCAATTCTCCCCAGTTTGCTTATCTTTAGTCTCATTTACTTCACTGTTGAGTACGCTGTGATTGTAGTTCCAGATAGTGCCGCAAGGTCTGTTACACATTTGCTGTGTGCATTGATAATTCCTGCATCTGGTACTGCACCTTCTGCCACGATCATTCCAACTATTTGTGCGATTGAATCTGCACCTTTGCTTAGGTTATGCCCTTTGAATGATAGCGCCTGCTGATTATAAAGTTCTGTCTGTCTATCGATTACGCCATTCACTGCATTCTTTTTTGTCTCTCCGTCTGTCTCTGCATCAAGTAATAACTTCTGCGCAGATAGTCTTGCTGTGTCGGCTATAGTCTGTAGCTGCTTTTTACTTTCTGTTACGATTGTTGCTTGTTTCATTAGTACATCTTGCACTAGCCCTTCGTACTCTTTAGGCATGATAGTTAATGTCTTGTACTGCTCCTGCTTCAACTGCTCTTTGAGGATGTTCAGCTCTTCAACTGATTTAAGCTTCTCATTGCTTCTAAAGTCAAACTCTGCATTAGCTTTGGCTATGTCTCCTGCCAGCATGATTGATGCTTGAATGCTGGTTGTAATCACTTGACCCATGAAGTTTGAATACAGTTCTGCCTTCTGCTTCTCTGGAAGGTTTGCATCTTTTAGGTATGCCTTCATCCCATCTGTTCCGTTCTTGATTAGGTTGTCGTAGTCATAGGCTACTGTGCCAAGTGTCTCTTTAAGTAAGTCTTTCACTGCTGTTGTTGTAATTGCATTTGTCATGTATTTTCCTTATGTAAGTATTGCAACTGATATATCCATTGCCGTTGAGTGAACGGTAAACCTATAATTCTGATGGTTAATAAAGCCTTCTAGCCTGTACTTTATTCTCCCATTTACTCCTATTACTGTTTCTTTGATACCTTCTGTACTAGTTAGGGTATTTGAAACTGTGTGGATTACACCTTCTCGGTATGTTGTCATTGTTCCTGATAAATTCCCCGAATGGTCATGTGGCCTTATTATCGTGTTTCCTATATCTCCATAAGTTGTAGATGCACAAATATTGTACGTCGAGTACTTCTCGTAAGCTAAAAATATAGCTTCTGTACCGTTAAAGTTGTAATTTGTCATCTCTACTTCGTACGTATAGGTATCATTATCATAAAGAGTTGCAGCAACCGAGGGAATATCAAATAGTAAAACGTGTGCGATATTCACCATAGAAGAACCCACGTTGCTAGTAAATACCTTATGCCCGCCTCGCATAATATATGTCTCAGAATCGTTACTTACAAACCTTGTATTTGTACTTTTCGGAACAGAATTTACTAATTGAAATCTGTTATTTGTTTCTGTGTTTAATGGAGAATAGTCAATAGAATTAATTACAGAAGGTATAATATATTTTACCTCTGTAATATCTGTGCTGCCGGCGGTTATTCCGGAATTAGTTATGTGTACGTCGCCAGAAAAATTGTAGTTAGTGAAAGGTGCAAGAGTTCCGTTTATTTTATACCCCAACACAATAACTTCAATATTTTTACTCCTATCGAGTACCATCCAGTTAAAGTCCTGTGCGGGGCAGTCTTTTGCTGTTGACCTGTGACTGCGGTAGGCCCTGTCAGACGTGAAAGTACAGTTCACTAAATTTTTCGTTGTATACGTTCTACTCATGTTGATATCATATGGATATCGCGACCATACGCATGAGTCTACTGCTACATGGTACGAAGTCGAATAATACAGGTGGTAGACCGCGTTATAAAATGATTTATTATTATAAATGGTGTTGTTTGTTCTATCGTATAATATAAAGGCGTGCTTATGTGTGTATAAATAATCCCACAACTCTCCTGTTATTTTATAGCTTTTTACATCTCTTCCTGCATTAGCAAGAGTTGAGGAATCATAATAGTACCTCGTGTTATACTTAGAGTCTACTCTAGAGTAATGTCCTTCCAAGGGAAATACTTTAAAATCCATATACTGAATGTCTGTATGAAAAACGGTATCGCTAAACGGTGATGACTTCATATCTTCTATAGTATGCTGTCCTTTTGTAAGATGACACAAAACAGATCCGTTAGGCTTTCCTATATAAAAACTCATCTTATATGTATTTCCCCATTATTTAAATCGATTTTCATGGTGTAGTCGGTCTCTCCAGCAGTTGAATTGTAAATAATTCCAGTACGTATCTTTTCACCGCTAATAGTACCATCTACGACCATGTCTCCATGCACAACAAGTTGAGTCGTGTCTGTCCACCCATTGTTATAAGTATAGATATTTGTCCACCCATAGATGCTGCTGGTGTTGGTCAAGATAAGTTGATCTCCGTCTACCTCTGCTAAGCTCCCAGAAGCTGTGTCCCAATATGTACCTAAATTAGAAGAGGTAACAGACGCAGGCGTTGTGCTTCCTATGTCTAAACCATAAGCATAGAACGAACTACCTCTTTCTCCGTCTAAACCATTTTCTCCGTCTAAACCATTTTCTCCGTCTAAACCATTTTCTCCGTCTAAACCATTTTCTCCGTCTAAACCATTTTCTCCGTCTAAACCTTTAGTAGTACTCCACCCTTGTCCATTCCAGTACATTACAAGGTTTGTGTCAGAGTTATAATAAGTATCTCCAGGCGTATAGGATGCAGAAATTGGTACTGCGCTCGCTGGTGCTGTGGTCCAGTCCTTGTTGATAGCAGAGGGTAATCCTCCAATGGTTACTTTTCCTTGAAATTCTATCTGATCGTTGGTAATTTTAAAAGGCTGATAATCGTTTGTACCACTTGCAATATTGAAGTTGTCTGCTACAATACTAAATTCTGAGGTTAAGGGATCTCCACTATTGTTGATCTTGTATCCAATGACATACCCATTCACATCAAGATTAAGTTCTGCTCTGGCTTCATTCTCTGCCTGTAGGTTTGTGATAAGCTGTGAAGATGAATTACCCTGTGCATCTACCACCACATCTATAGCTTGGCTATATTTGGCATCTATACCATTGAATGTTGCGGTGAGTAGGGTGTTTGCTGCAGCGATTGCACCGTCTGTCTCTGCTTTAGTGTATAGGTTTGTTGAAGCGCTTGCTTGTGTAAGATACTCTGCAGATATTTCTGATAGTAAAGATAATCTTTGTGCTGCTTCTGCTGCAGTGGCTTCTGTCTTGGTTAGATAATCAACTATAATGCCTGCAAGTGCTGTATCTGTTGCTGCCTTATAGGTGTTAAACTCTCCGGTGAGTTGTTCGTTTGCATTCTTGATAAGCACTAATTGCGTGTTTGTTCCATCATCTACTGCATCAAGTCTTACCCTGTCTGCATTGATCTGTGATTGTAGGTTGCTATCCACTAATGCTATAGCAGCCTGTATCAACTCTGGCACACTATTTATGCTTATATCGAATTGTGTGTATCTTGGTACTATTTGTAAGTCGTTACTCCTGAATGTGGCTATGCTCTGATTGCCCTCTGAAACAAGCGTACAGCTATTTGAGATAGCTATATTCTGTTCTGAAACTACCTTAATGGTCTGTACTACTGCTTCATTCATTCATTACACCTTTGGTAGTGGTGCAAAATAGATTGCAACGTCTGGCATATATACCTTATCTTTAATATCTACACCAGCTTTCAGTGTGATGTACCCATAAAGGCTAGGAGTAGGTTCAAAGTCCTTACCTGTGTTCACACCTACCTCTAATGGTGTTAAGCCATCCAGTGCTGCAGCAGCTATCGTAAAAGCTATCTTGCCTGCAGCTGCATCCACAACACTGCCAGAACCATCTGCTGGGCTTTCTGCGATTGTCTTTCTGCCTTCTTTAGTGGCTACTACAAATTCAATGCCATCTATACCTTCTGCGAGTAAGTCTCTTGGTATAGCGTTTTCATCAAATATTTGTAGTTCAACTCTCGTTTCTGAACCTTGCCAGATATTGATTTGTGATGCTGCTTGTGCCATCTGTTATACTCCTGTTATCTTGACATTTCTAAAAGTTCTTTACCAAAGTCAATTTGACTTACCTTCTCACCTGCTGCTGCTCTATCGAATGCAGATTTAGCTGGTGCTGTTTGACTGTTGCCTGTTCCAACTATCGGGTCTGGTGCTGTCTGTGGCTGTGCAGCTCCTATTTTGGCTTGGTAAATGTAATCCCACATCATAGGTGTCATTTGAAGTCTCTGTGCTTCTTGTGGGTCTGTCTGTGCAATACGGTTAATCTCATCCATAACGATCTGTTCAGCATTCTCTATCTTGCCAGCCTTGAATGTGGTAACTGCGTTCTGCATAGTCTCTTGTGCTTGTCTCTGCTCTTGTGCATCAAGTGCTGCTTTAAGCTGTGCATTCTGTTCTTCAAGTCCAGTAAGTCCAAGCTGCTCTTTAAGTTCTGCTAGTGCTTGTTCCTGTTCGGATGGGGGTTGTGCATTTTGCTGTGTTAGCTGTTCTCTCAATGGTGCTACTGCTTCATCCATCATAGCCCGGTAATCTTCCGGTGACATTTGAGGTGATGGCTCTGGCATATAAGCTGTCTCTACTGGTGCTGCTGCTGGAACTGGTGCTACAGGTGCATCTTCTAGTGCTACAGGTGGCATCCCTTCAACACCTACTGGTGCTGCTGCTGGTGGTACTTGTCCTGCTTCGCCTAAAATCTCATTCGCTAGTGCTACTTCTTCTTGTGTCATCTTCTCTCCTTATGCTTGAAAATCAACGTGTGGTTCATCTGTCTCTATAATTGGCATCTGTGCGATAATCGCATCTGGCAAGTTAATGATTCGGTCTATCTCTCCAAGTCTGTCTGCAGCACTTAGCCTGTCTGTTGCCTTTCCTGCTGCAGTGATTGTCTTAAATAGCTCTTGTCTTTCACTCTGCAGGTGATTGTTGAGGATTAACCATCCCTGTGAAGCCTTCAACTCCTGTAGGGATGTAACCACCATCTGCACCTGTGCCTGTTCCTGTTTCTCTTGTTCCGAGTTGTCCATTTGCTTTCTCCTTGAAATAGTTATCAACATCTTCTATCCCCAATAGTGGGAACATTTCTCTAATTAGTTGCCGGGATGCCTGTACACATTCACTTACTGTCTCCATGTCCTGCACACCTGCTGCCATTTGTGCCAGTCCACCTACCATCTGGTAAGCCTGGCTCATACCGTTCATCTGAATCTCTTTGTTTGTAGCACCTAAGCCTGTGTTCACTTTTGCTATAAACTCAAAATCTTCTCTTCGATCAATGCCCATAAAGAATCTTGTATCTCCGTACTTCCATACAAGTTTTGCAATTCGGGTCATTACATCCTCAATCAGTGTTTCATTTAAACTCCTTATGTAAGATTGAAGGCGTGAGTTACCTTCATTTGATATGATGCTGCTCTCTGTGGCAGTTTGTTTTGTCTTAGCACCTACACCGTTTTGCTGTGCAGATACACCTATGTTTTCGCTCATGTCTTGCTGTAACTGCTGGTTATCAAAGTCTGCAGCTCTTATTTGTGGAGCAGGTAGAACATTTACGCCCATAGGGTCTTTTGCTCTCACTGGTTTTGTGGGATGTGAAAGATCGTTTGGATTGATACCAGATTGATTACCTACGATAAGCTTAGGCTCTAACAGTCTCTTCACTGCATCTATCTGTTGGTTACGCCTGATATTCGCTTCTGCCTGTAGTCCAACGGATGCTGCTATCGAAGGTTCACCATAAGCTAAAACTGCATCTGTCTCGTTCTCATCTTCTACCTGCGAAACTAGAATACCTCTACTGAATGGCTGCCCATCTGCAAGTTTTACATCTTGTCTAAGTACAATGGCTTCATCATAAAGAGTAGATACCTTCCATTCGTTGCCCATCTTTGTATAGACTTCCTGCAGCTTGATTCTTGCAAACTTATCCGAAGCGTTATGATCATTTGTGTTTGTTGCTAACTCATCTGCCTTGAATGTTCTTTGGTAGATGCCTTGTCTCTGTAGCCTTTTAACATCATCCCTTGTAAGGTAAATATCTTCAACTATGAATCTAACATCTGCCCAACTCTTAGCACTTGGGTCAAAGCGTACATCTTTTAGGTTCTTGTGTTCTATGTGTGGCTTATCGCCTGCCCAATATGACTTAACCACTGTAGTACCCATAAACGGAACATAGGTGAAGGCTTCCTGCATTACTTCAAAGAATGGCATTTTGTTGTTGATGTAGTAGTCTGTAGACCTTTGGATAGCTTCTACTTTCTTGGCGTGTTCTTCACCTTCTGCAGATACTTTGGCAAAATCGTTATTCGAGAAGTAAGCTTCTTGGAATGCGTTTGTAATACGCTTACACTTGGCATTTACAATAGGGAAGTATAAACTTGATTTACCTCTAAGCTTCAATGAACGTACAGTTGCATCATCCAGGCGTAGAAGGTACATATCCATCATATTCGAGAATACATCCCTGTAACGGTCATAGCCTGACTGTGCAGACGTTATCATGTCTCTAAGTTCACTGATTCTTTTTTCGTTTGCCATTTCTCTACTTTTTTATTTTATTGTGCTATGTTTTTTTCGGCATTTTGAGGGGTGTTTTGGCACTCCTTTATAATTCGTGCAAGCGTTCTCTTACTTATTCCTGTAACCTTCAACACATCCTCTGGTTTGTACCCTTTGCTGATAAGGAACTCTGCATACTCACTGTTGTGCTGCACACATGGTATGCTTAGCTCTCCTATACGTCCAGCACTCACACAGAACATCCATGCTGTAGTGATAGCTTCATCAAACGTCTGCCACTCTAAGAATATTTCAACGATCAATTCAAAACTCTTGCCTTTAAACTCTCCATTTTCTACCATGCTGCTTCCTCATGTATGTGATATATTTCCTCTTCAACTCTTGGCACAATCCTGTATGCAAAGTGTAGTGCCAGCGAATCTGCCTTATCCGGTGAACGTCCAAGTGCCTTTTTAATCTCTTTCTTCAAAGGTAACTGGATTCTGTCTCTTCTGTTGTAGAAGTATTCAAGTGATAGCAGCTCCATTTCTGCATCTTCATCTATGACTACTCTTCCTCTGTCCATGAACTTCTTTAGCCCAAAGTACATTTCTGCACGTTTGTTCTCATAAATATCTTCATCTGCTGCACTGCTTCCTTTTACTTCTGTAACTGGTACGCCCATATCTACCAGGAACTCTGCAGCACCTTCACCGTTACCCACAGCATCCACAAATACTGTATCTGGCTTCTTTTGTGCAGCGTTGTATAGGAATGCCACTCTTGATGCCAGTTCTTTCAGCGATAACTTCTTAAACTCTTCCTTGATGTATAGCTCTCCTGCGTTCCTTACACTTAGCACTGAACTATCTTCACCGAATCTTGCAACGTCTAACGCCCAAGTGTTGATGCCTTCTGTTGCGATAAGCTTCCTGGTCATTGACTTATTGAGTAAGTCCAGTGGTATAACTCCGTCCATGTTCCCTTTTGGCTTCCCTAAGAACACGTTTTCAAACTTCTCAAAGTCTGCTGCCTTCATTTCCTCTGCTTCATCTATGATTATCTGTGTGCAGAATGGATTGTCTAAGTAATTTGCGTGAACCAGGATGGCGTTCTTCTTTTGTCTAAAAAGTTTGGTTACAGCATCCTTCCCATACTTAGGATTCCAACTGAACCAGATTTCACTATCATCTTTTCTGAATGTAGGGGTTAATAGATCAAGTGAATACTCTGATATTGTCTGTGCTTCTTCTACCCAGCAAATATCAAAACCTTCTAATGACTTGATAGAATCTGCAGTATGGTCTTGAAGTCCATTGAAGATAATCTCTCCCTCTCCAAGTTTGCAACTAATCTCTGTCTTTTGAATTAAAAAGTGGTCGCTAAGTCCATAGAACTTTATTCTATCTTCCAGCAGCTTCTTGGATGATTTGGCTATCGATTTCTGCACCTCTCTCATGCAGGCTACATTTAGATTTGGATTTCTTACCAGTCTTTGTATAATCTCGTCTGCAAAAAAGTATGATTTCCCAGAACCTCTACCACCCTTTGCACCTTTGTAGCGTGACTTCTTTTTGAGTGGTGCAAATACTTTTGGTATCTTTCTGTTCATCAAGAACTCTGGATTAGACATACTCTACCTCTATCTTTGTAACTATGTTCTGGCTGCCCTGTGCGTTATCTTTCTCGTACAGCCCAAGATGCTTGCTTAACATATCGAGGGCTTTGAGTTTGTCTGCATCTTTTACGAGTAGCTTCTGCACTCCGTTAAGTATCTCCATTCTCTCTTCTGTGTCAATGTCTGCACTGCTTATTTTGTTCATTGTCTCAAACACAGTGCTTCTATCTTCAAGTGCAATATCTGCAATAGCTTTAAGCACCTTCTCTGTGGTTATCTTTGTGCTATTAGATAACTCTTCTCTCTTCTCTGCTATGTATTCTTGAATGTCAAGTTTTGTCAAGTTCTCCGAAGCTATCCTGTTTGCTGTCTTTTCAGAGTAGCCTGCTCTTATTGCTGCCTGTGTTGCATTAAGGTCAATTAAATACTCTTCACAGAATCTCTGCTGCTTGTCTGTGAGTTTACTCATAGCTTCTCCACCTTCTCTTCTTGTTTGCATCTGCTGCAGCATATTGTGTGAATGGTGACTATTCTTGGAACTTCACCACCGGATACTTGATGCTCCACATCTGTAATCACCCAAAGATGTTCACATGAATTACCAAAGAACATCCACATGAAAAAGCATTTGATTCTCTCTATGATGTCTTTCATGCTGCATCCCTCTCTTTTATTAATGAACTCACCCACTGTCTGCGTTCTATTCTCTTCTTCTCTTTGTTAAACTTCATGCTTTCATAGCTGCACGTTGTACCTTTACAGAACTCACCTTCTGATTCATTCCCACACCATCTACAATTCATCTTCAAGCTCCTTCTCTTTTTTCTTATAGTGTGCTTCAATCGCTCTTAACTCATCATCTTCATACTTTCGTGGTGTGTTGTTCTCTTCCAGGTTCAATAATGTTTCAAGACCGATCTTTTTAATTAGGTTCACTCTGTATGGAATTAAATTACCACTTAGGCTTGTATTGCATGGTTCACATTGTAAGTGTATGTTGTCCTCGTTGTATCTTAGGTCTGCTCTTTTAGCTACTGATTCATAGTGTCCGGCATTTTGTTTACGTCCTATGTCTGGTGCTACCCAGATGTAGCCACATGAGATACATGGCTGCTTTGCTTTGTTGTCTCTGGCTCTTATGTAACTGTTGCAGGCTTTCTCTGCTCTGGCTTTTAGTTTTGATCGTGTATTCTGCTTTGATTCTGTTGCAGCTTTTCTTCTCTCTTTGGCTGCGTTCTCTTGTGAAAAAGGCATTGAACATTCTGCTGTCATACAAGTTCGCTGCACTTCATTCTCTGGTCTGAACCATTCCCTGCAAGTCTTGCACTTTCGCTTTCTTAATTTGTTTGTTTTGAGTTGCTCGTCTTTTGTCATGAGTTGCCTCCAAAGTCTGATAAGTCAGTATTCTCTACAAGTGCTGTTCTTATGTCTCTCTTCTTTATCTGTTCATCACAAGCTGTCAATGTCTCTTCTCTTTCGAACCCGGTAAGTGTTGATTGACAAACCTTCTCTCTATACTCGATTGCTTCATCTACTGATAGCCCGGCTATGTGTATAAGTCTCTTGTGGTGCTTCATTCTGCTTCCCTTTCGTTCCATTTTTTTAATACGCTAGAATCATCTGCACAAAATCCGAACTTCTCTCTGAACCACCAACGCATACTTGCTGTGACTTCGCTTCTGTAGTCGATTGTATCTGCACCAATCCTCTTCTCTAAATCTTCCCATTCCTGTTCTTCTGTTCTCATGCAAGATACCTCTCTGCATTTCTTAGTTTTTCTCTTGTAGCTGGCTTCATGTCGTTTGTCATTAGTGCCTGCTTGATTAGACTTAGTGCTGCCTTTTTTCCCTCTATGCACTCTTTGGCTGCTTCGAGTAGTTCCAGGTGCTTATCTCTTAGTGGGTGATTCACTGCCATTGGGTATTGTTTGAACTCCAAAGGTTTTCTGACATATGGAATTTTTGCTTTAGGTATTGCACTCATGCTGCCACCTGTCCTTTGTTCCAGGCGTTGTAAAGCTTTAGAAGTTTGACTGACTTTCTGTACGCTGCAAGTCTCATTGTTTTCTCTGTGATTGAAAATGCTGTCTGTACGATTGTGTTTATCATTGAGCTGTAGTTCATGTATGGATTATCTTCTTTTGTGTCCTTAAAGAATTTCATTGTGCTTTTTGTATCTGTAAGCCCATAGTACATATCACCCAGTTCAATTCTCACTCTTCTCTCTGCTTCAAAGTAGGCACTTGCTCCTGCATGAAGATTCCCTTTACCTTTAATCATCATAAGTCTAAAGAGTGCAGGGGTGTTCTTCTTTGCGTGTGTAAAGTAGTTCTCATGCTTACCGAGTGATAGTGCTGTTTCTGCTTGGGTCATTAGGCTACCTTTTCCATTCGTGACAGATCAATTTTGCTTAGTGTTGTTGTCTGCTTAATTCTTCCGCTTGAATCTCTGTGTACCAGTCTGGTTACTCCATGTATATTTTCAAGCTTTCCTTTTTCGCCTTTTTTGTTTTCGATTGTGTCTCCGACTTTTAAAATCGTTTCATTTTTATCTTTATAAATTGTTGCCATTAGTTTGCTCCTATTAGTTTTTGCATTTTTCTTTG